TACATCAAAAGAATTACCAAAAAGAATTTATGTTTTAAATAGAAAAAATTTAGAATCAAGAGAAATTGTTGAATATGAAATGGTGGCTGCTGTAGATTTGCCAAATGTTGAGTTACCCACAAGAATTGCTACAAAAAAAATATTTCCAGCAATAGGTGATTTCATTTGATGGATACTTGGGAAATTTCTATTTTTGAATATATTAATAAAAAAAAAGATGAGGAATGTTGTGGACTTTTGACAAGGCAAGGCAATGATACAATTTTTTTTCCTTGTAAAAATTATGCAGAAGATAAATCAAACAACTTTTTAATATCTCCAGATGATTGGATAGAAATAGAG